CGAAAAGAAAATCTTAGAAAGAGCCGTAGAAAAATACGTAACAGAACAAGTAAAGAGTGGTAGAGCCGTTGGTGAGTTAAATCATCCTGACGGTCCAACTATCAATCTAGATAAAGTTTCACACAAGATCACTGATCTCCGTTGGGAAGGAAGTGATGTTGTTGGAAAAGCATCAATCCTTAAAACCCCTATGGGTCAAATCGTTGAAGGTTTACTCGAAGGTGGAGTTAAGCTTGGTGTGTCAAGTCGTGGTATGGGTAGTCTTGTGCAAAAAAATGGTACCGCATATGTTGGTGATGACTTTATGTTAGCCACCGTAGATATAGTCCAAGACCCTTCCGCTCCAGGAGCATTTGTGAATGGAATTATGGAGGGTGTTGACTGGGTATGGGAAAACGGTATATTACAACCACAAGAAATTGAAAAAATTGAGACTGAAATCAAACAAGCTTCTGCAAGGGTACGACCCGAAGTAGAAATTAAAGCTTTCAAAAATTTCCTCTCGAAACTTGTAAACTCTAAATAATAGGAGAACGACATGTCATTAGACGAAAATAAAGTAGAAAACGCAGTCGAAGACATTTCTGTTGAAGAGCAAATTCAAGAAGTTTCTGAAGAGCTCGTTGATGAAGAACAATCACAAGTAATCGACGGGGAAGAAGAAGCTCTTGAAGAGAAAGCAACAGCAAAAAGCGAGTCCGAGCATGAAGATGAAGAGGACGAGGAAGAGGAAGAAGAGCACGAAGAAGTGAAAGAAATCCAAATTCCTAAAACTAAAGCTGGTGTTATTCAAGCTGCAGTAGAAATGCTAAAAACTGCTAAAAAAGAAGACGCGCAGAAGTTATTTGCTAAAATGGCTAAAGTCGATGAAACTTCAGAAGAAGAATCAATCGCATCAGTCGATGCTGCTGCAGGTGCTGTCAAGAAGAAAAACGAACTCAAAGCGAAAGCTAAAGTTGAGAGCGTTGACTTTGAAGAAGACCTAGAAGCTATCATCACTGAAGAGGCTACTTTGTCAGATGGATTCCGTGAAAAAGCAAGTTCAATCTTTGAAGCTGTACTTACATCTAAGTTAGCACAAGAGGTTGACAGGCTCGAAGCTGAATACGCGCAAAACCTTGAAGAAGAAGTTTCTGAAATCCAAAGCGGAATGGTAGAGAAAGTAGATTCATACTTGAACTACGTAGTTGAGCAATGGATGAAAGATAATGAAGTTGCTGTGACAACAGGTCTTAGAACTGAAATCGCAGAAGACTTTATGACTTCTTTGCAATCAGTGTTCAAAGAGCACTATATTGAGGTTCCTGAAGGTAAAGAAAACATGATCGACGAATTAGCTGATCAGGTTTCTGAACTCGAAGAGAGCTTAAATAAATCAACAGAAGATAACATCAGATTACACGAAACTGTTCAATCTTTCGAAAGAGCAGAAGTAATCAGAAGTGCATCTTTAGGTCTTGCTGAAACTGAAGCTGAAAAACTTAATTCTTTAGTAGAAGGTTTAGAGTACGATGATAAAGAATCTTTCGAAATGAAAGTTGGTACTATCAGAGAATCTTACTTCGGTAAAGGTAAAGTTGAAGCAGCTGACGAAGTGAACAGCCTTGCAGGTGAAGATACAGCACCAGTTGATGTATCAGATACTATGGCTATGTACACACAAGCAATTAGTAAATTTAACAAATAGAATCATTAGGGGAAAAACAAAATGTTTAACGCAGATTCACAATTAATCGAAAAATGGGCACCAGTGCTCGAGCATACAGATGCTCCTGCAATTGGTGACAAATACAAGAAAGCTGTTACAGCTAGATTGTTGGAAAACCAAGAAAGAGCCTGCAGAGAAGAAAGAGCACAAGCTCAAGGTAACTTCATCTCAGAAGCAGCTCCTTTAAACCACGTTGGCGCCGGTATGGGTGCTACCGCTGGGGAAATTGCTGGATTCGATCCAGTATTAATCTCTCTCGTAAGAAGAGCAATGCCTAACCTTATCGCTTATGATGTAGCCGGTGTTCAGCCTATGACTGGACCTACTGGTCTTATCTTTGCGATGAAGTCAAAGTATGGTTCACAAGGTGGATCAGAAGCTTTATTTGATGAAGCTGATACTGACTTCTCAGGTACAGGTACACACCAAGCTGATCCTACTGGTTTAGTAGGCGTAACAGATGCTGATACAGATGGCACCATCGCAGACGAAGCTGATACAGTTTCAACATACGGTGAAGGTCTTGCTACAGCAGCTGCGGAAAGACTTGGTCGTGGCGAAACTGGCGACGGTGCTTTTGGTGAAATGTCTTTCACAATTGAGAAATCAACTGTGACAGCTAAAACAAGAGCTCTAAAAGCTGAGTACACAATGGAATTAGCACAAGACCTTAAAGCAATTCATGGTCTTGACGCTGAAGGCGAATTGGCTAACATTCTTTCTGCTGAAATCCTTGCTGAAATCAACAGAGAAATGGTT